ATATTGTGCTAATGAACAGAATGCTTAACGAGATAGATGCAAAGCAAATGGACGCTTGGCGCACTAAATACGGCTTTAAGTTAGTAGTAGATAACGATGATTATTGGGAACTTAACGAAAGCCATTTGTTGTATTTAAGATACAAGCTCAATAACATACCTAAACTGATTACCGACTATTTAGAAATTGCAGACCTTTGCACCTGCACTCACGAAAGACTAGCAGCAGAGATAACTAAATACAATAAGAACGTTCACATATTACCAAACGCTTTACCTTATGGAGATGAGCAATTTAGAGATGAGAAACTAGAAAGCGACAAGGTTCGGTTATTCTGGTCCGGCAGCGGAACACACGAACGAGACCTTGATTTAATTAGGCAGCCTTTTAAAAGGTTACAAGGTATGAATATAAGAACTGTGATAGCCGGGTATAACGATGGCGAAAAGCCGGTATGGGATAAAATGATAGATGCCTTTACTTGCGGACTAAAACTTAACCCTACAATCTATAACTATGCAAAGGTTACAGAATATATGGGAGCTTACACAGATAGCGATATTTCAATTATACCTTTGGTAGATAACAAGTTTAACGCTATGAAGTCAAATTTAAAAGTATTAGAAACGGCTGCAAAAAAGAACCCTGCCGTTGTTAGCTATGTCAATCCTTACCTAGATATGCCGGTGCATTACGTTAAAAGTCAAAAGGATTGGTATAAGCATATCAAAGATTTAATTAATGATGAGCAGATGCGAAAGGAAAGCGGAAATAAACTATTTGAGTTCTGCAAAAAGAACTATAACTTTGGGGAGATAAATTTAGACAGAAAGTATATTTATAGTAAACTATGCCAGTAATTAAATGCTCTAACGGCAAATATAGAATAGGCTCAGGCGGTTGTGTTTACGATACCGAAGAGAAGGCTAACAAGGTTTGGAAGGCTATTTTGGCAGGTGGCAAGTTCGCAGATAGCTATACCGATTACCCGGAATCAGCAACTAACAACGCAAAGAGAGCTTTGGAGTGGGTAGAGAAACACGGGTGGGGTTCATGTGGAGAAGCAACCGGCAAAGCAAGAGCAAGGCAGTTAGCAAACAGAGAGCCGATTAGCAGAGACACGATTGCTCGTATGGCTTCCTTTAAAAGACATCAGCAGCATAAAGACGTTCCATATAGCGAAGGTTGTGGTGGCTTAATGTGGGACGCTTGGGGTGGCACTAGCGGAGTTGAGTGGGCAATTAACAAACTAAAAGAGATAGACAATAAATAATTTGCATAGTTAAATTTTTAATTATTAATCAACGGAAAATTTAATGGGGAAACTATGCAGAGACACACTTTAAACTATTTACAAGGAATGGGGTTTGATTCGTCAGATACCATTCTTTGTGAAGTGTGTGGCAAAGTAGCGGTAGATATAGCGCACATAGTTGCAAGGTCAAAATTCGGCAGTAAAAGAAAACAACTGCAAGACCATATAACTAATTTATGTGCTATGTGTAGAGAGTGCCATTACGACTATGACTTTAAAAATAGGTGGACTGCTGAGGAAATATTTGAGATACATTTAAAAAACATACCAAATGGCAAAAGGTAGCGAGAACAAGAATAAAATTTCATTCGGGAAAAGAAAGCGAGGCTTTGCTAAGAAGTCCTTTAACAAGCACAACCCGAGACCGAAACCATATAAAGGTCAAGGCAGATGAGAAAATTAACTGCTATATGGCTGCTCCTAACACATAAGGCATACTTTGTTGCAGTATGTAAGACAGGTATGAATGGAGACGATATGACCACCATAGGCAATTACACCTATGCTATGGCAGAAACTTTAATCAATAAGCACATAGCAGACGTAGACACTTACTTAGACCAAGAAGACGCAATAGACGAAGCAAACGACATAATCAACGGAATACTATGATTTTATTATCAAGTCAAATTGAAAGCATAGCATCACGCAAAGACAAAACAATAAAGCTAACAATAGCAACTCAGGAACTAAGTCCAAAAGATGCTGCTGACATTTTTCAGCTTAACCAACAATTTTGCTACCTAGCAATAAAAGAAGAGCCGTTTAGCAAAGATGAGCAGGACATAGTAGAAAACCTAAAAGCAGACATAGACACCTTTAAGACACCAAGCCAAAGACTTAGAGGCATTTTATATAGAAGATACGAACAAGACAACGAAGGCTATAAAGATTTTAATACATATTACCTATCCGTTATGGAAAGGATATGTCAGCACTATAAAAACAAAATAGATGGGTAGGCATAAAGCAATAGAGACACCAGAGTTAATGCTTCAATATTTTACCGAATATTGTGATTACTGTAAAAGCAATCCTATTAAAGTACACGACTTCGTAGGCAAAGACGGAGACGAAGTTTATAGATTAAGGGAGCGACCTTTGACAATAGAAGGCTTTGAAAACTATTGTTACAATCAAGGAATAGTGAGCAATATAGATAGATATTTTGCTAATACAGATAATGCATACGAAGATTTTCGTAGTATCTGTTCGCGTATTAAGAAAACAATTAGGCAAGACCAAATTGAAGGGGGCATGGCAGGGGTTTACAATCCAAGCATTACTCAGCGTTTAAATAGCTTAGTTGAGAAGTCAGAGAATAAGCACGAAGTAAGCGAGATTAAAATAACTTACGATAGATAATGCAGACAGTAGGCTTGAAGTTACATAACCCACACTCAGCGCAAAAGCAAGTACTTGATTGCGATAAGAGGTTTATTGTAATGATGGCAGGGCGCAGGTTTGGTAAGTCTTTGATTAGCCAAACGATAAGCATAGAAACTGCGGTTAATAAAAAGCGAGTAGCTTATATTACACCTACTTACCAATTAGGGAAAATATTCTTTAAGGAGATAGTAGACTTATTGCCAATAGAGATATACTCTAAGAACGAAAGCGACTTAGTTATTACATTCATAACAGGTGGCTCAATTCGTTTCTTTACTGGCGAAAGGCTAGACAATCTTAGAGGGTTAAAGTTTCATTTAGCCGTAATAGACGAGGCTTCCTTTATACCTAACCTTGAAGATGGGTGGCTCAACTCAATAAGACCTACTTTAACGGACTACAAGGGTAAAGCTATATTCCTTAGCACCCCAAAAGGTAAAAATTACTTTTTTAGTTTATTTAGCAAAGCCGAACCTGATTGGCAGAGCTTTAAGTTTACTACATACGATAACCCGTACATAGACCCTAACGAGATAGACGATGCTAGAAGGCAGCTCCCAGAAGTTGTATTTGAGCAGGAGTATATGGCAAACCCGGCAGAGAACGCAGCAAACCCATTCGGGAGCCAACATATACGCAAATGCTTACACCCTGTAACTACAATGCCGGTAGTAGCTTATGGCATTGACCTTGCTAAGTCAGTCGATTGGACTGTTATAGTAGGCTTAGACGAAGACGGGAACGTGGCTTATTTTGACCGCTTCCAAATGGATTGGCACAATACTAAGCAAACTATACTTAGACTGCCTAAATGCCCTATCCTAGTCGATTCTACGGGGGTTGGAGACCCTATCTTAGAAGACCTGCAAAGAGAAGGGGTAATGATACAAGGCTTAAAATTCACAAGTTCAAGTAAGCAGCAACTAATGGAAGGCTTACAGGCTGCAATACATCAAGGTAAGATAGGCTATCCTGAGGGGATAATAAGCCAGGAGCTTGAAGTCTTTGAGTATCAGTATACGGCAACGGGGGTAAAGTACTCAGCACCTTCCGGCTTCCATGACGATGCCGTTATGGCTCTGGCATTGGCTTGGCAGAATTTCAGCCTTAAACGTGGCACGGGTAGATATGCCTTCCTTTAACCGCTTATCCTTGATATTTGCCGTTCATCACAATTTTTAAAAAAAAGTTTACCCATTTGATTGTTGAATGTTAAAAGGTTGTAGATTTACATACCAATTAACCACAAAAACAAAAAAAATGAACTACGAATTAAAAGTTACAGAAACAAACAAAAAAGCCGCAAAATTTCATTATCAAGTTATTGATGAAAATGGTAATGTTATCTGCGAAAGAAAAAGCAATAACGAATACGTTTATTGTACTATTAACGGAGCATTTTATTCTGGTAAATTAGGTAACATAGAAAAAAGCACACAGTATAAATATGACCTTGAAAGTGCAAGTGATAAATCAAAATTGACAACATTTGCTTACAAAAAATAAAACAAAAATAGGGGTGCGACTATTCAACGCACATATTTAACCCACTAAACTAAACACAATGAAAAAAGAAACCGCACAATTTTTAGCAGTATTAGTAGCAGCTTGTTACCTTATTGGTCAATTACAAGACTTCTACTCAAAATGATTTACGCTATCTGCCTTCTGCTAATTGCAACAGGTTTTGTAATGGCAGCATTATTTGACTACACAATTAAAAACTATGACCCAAAGCACAAAAGAATATATAGACAAATATTACGCAAGTGAGCCTATCAGCATTATGATGAATAACATAGATGCGACCTATTTGGAAATACTTAC